CCATTATAGGTAAGATTTCTTTCATTCTTAACGCTTCTAGCTCAGCTGCTCTTTTAACACCTTTTTTAGTCTTAGCATATGGAGTTAATGGAATACCTGCAAGACTTATATCTGGTCCTGTTAATGGATTATTTACATCAATACCTGTTACAGATCTAGTAAGACTCTGTCCAATACCTCCACCTAAAGCACCTCCAATAAGACCTCCTGCTAATGTACCTGCTCC